ATGACAATATCAAATTAGAAAAACCGATTCGGAATTATGGCGAGCATTTAGAAAAATGCGGTTACGGAAAATCAATTCTTGATGTTGGTTGCGGATCGCAAACGCTTCGAAAATATATTCCGGAAGGAATTAATTATACTGGCATCGACGCGTTTCCGGTTGAAAATACTGATTCAATTTTAATGGCTATTGAACAAGCAACATTCGAATCAAAATCATTTGACACGATTTGCGCCTTCGCCGTTTTGGATAATTGTTGGAACTTTGACGAAGCTTGTCAAAAAATGAAAGAAATCGCCAGGATCAACATTATTATTTTGACCGGAATCAACATTGAAGTTGACCAATATCACACCTTCAAATTGCAACTTGAAGATTTCAATAGAAATTTCAACGACATGGAGTTAACATATATCGAAGAAATTTCGCCAAAAGTTTATTTATTAAATTATAAGCATTATGAAAAAACAAATTAAACAACAAGAAAACGAATTCACACCGATTCGGCCGAATGTCATGACTTGCGTTCGGTGGTGGCGAAATCAATCGTCACACCAAGACAAGGGCGGAAGCTTCAATATTCAATTATATCTTGACTATTTAAACGAACAAGATTTTAATCAACATAAAACTTTTGAAGATGAAAAGATATAAAGTCACATTTAACTATTTTGAAAGCGGAAACAAACGAATCGGAATCCGCATCCTGGAAGCTTACGACAAGGAACACGCGCTGCAATTGATGTCAATGTGGCCAAAACTAATTTTAAAAGTTGAAACATTATGAAAAAAATTAAAGTTGGTTCGGACTTTTCCGGAGTTGGCGCATTCGATCAAGCGCTCAAAAGATTAAAAATTGATTATCAAACAATTTACGCTTGCGATTGGGACAAGTACGCCAGGGAAACATTTATTCATAATTACGGCGAACCGGAATACTATCCAAAGGACGTTTATGAACGTGAAATTCCTTCCGAATCTTTGGACATTTATATGACTTCGCCACCTTGTCAATCCTTTTCATTGGCTGGAAAGCGACTTGGTAAAGATGACAAGCGCGGCGTTTTGTTTTTTAATTCGCACGAATTCATCCAGGTTAACAAACCAAGATATTTCATTTTTGAGAATGTCAAAGGACTTTTGTCCGATGACAACGGAAAAACGTTTTCGGAATGGGTTGCAATGCTTGGAGGAAAATCCGTCAACGGCAATCCAGTTTTGTTTCCTTACGAATATTCCGTTCCGTATCATTTGTATTGGAAAGTTTTGAATGCGAAAGAACACGGAATTCCACAAAATCGCGAACGAGTTTTTTTAATTGGTATTCGTGACGATCAAGACAACAATTTTCGTTTTCCAGTGGAAGAACATTTGACCAAAAGATTGAAAGATGTTCTTGAAAAAGAAGTTTTTGAAAAATTTTATTTATCGGATTTGGCAATACAAAAATGTTTGAAATCACAAGCCAATAAAGATTTGTTGATTAAAGAAGTTTCAAATATATCAAAATGCATTGTTGCAGGTTATTATAAGATTCCTTTTGACGCTCAATATATTAAAGTTCAAAGTAATTTAGAAAAGTATTTTTTGAGTGAAAAAACAATTGAATCAATTATGAAAAGTAATTTTGATTCCAAAACAAGACGCGGTCGAGTTGGTGACCAGGTTGCGCAAACATTGGACACCGGATGTAATCAAGCGGTTATTGCCGCTCCGATTGTAGAATATCAATTAACTGGCGGTAAATGGGACAAAACACATGAACAATCGGGCCGCGTTTATGATAAAAATGGAATAGCACCAACAATTCACACAATGGGCGGTGGTAATCAAGAACCAAAAATATCAAATAATTTCAAAATCCGCCGTTTAACACCGCGCGAATGCTTTCGATTAATGGACTTTCCGGATTCATTTACCTGGCCGGTTAGCGATTCGCAAGCATATAAACAAGCCGGGAATTCAATTGTTGTGAATGTCTTGGTGAAAATTATTAAAAATCTAAACTTATAAAAAATGATTGAAAGAATCGAAGAAATAATCGAAGAACAAAATTTAAAGGACAAAGCGAAACCGCGTTATTTAGTTCATCGCCGGTGGTATTTATTCGGCCTTTTGCGAAAGCATGGAATAAGACTTGAACGGATTGGCGAAATGTTTGATTTAAGTCATTCAACAGTTATTTATGGAATAAACCAAGCGAAATATTACGAAGAACGAAATGACAAACTTTTTTTAATGGACACCTTGCATCTTCAAAATGAATTTGCCGGTCAAGAAATAATTTACCAACAAAGGGACTTGATTGAAGACATTGAAAATTGTACTTGCATGTACGATTTGTCATTGGTTCAAGCAAGAATCAAGAATAATCAATACAAAAATCACATCGCGTGACGATGCGTGACGATACAAACATCCATTGTCACGGGTTGAAAGGTAATGGCAACAACAAAACAAGGTCAAAGCGTGACGGTGACGATAGCAAAACAATGAGAGATTGTAGTAAATTTAGAAAAGTGGTTTTTTATCTCAAATTTTTTGAAATTTATCGTCACATCGTCACGCTCGGTCGGAAAGTCAATGTCACTTTAATTTTAAGGCGTGACGATAAACGCGACGATACAAGATTTATCGTCGCGAAACAAACATTATCGTCACGTTATTGACATATTTGCAAATTATTGAAAATTTTAATTACCTTTACGAAGTTAGATGCAGCAAACAAAATTTTTAAGGCCATTGAACGAGTACCGACTGCATCCGGGGAAGTTCTTTGGCTTTTTTTAATTGACTAAACATGAACATTCCAAAACTTTCCGTCTTTAAAAGTTTATTTAATAGCAAAGAAACGCCGTACACTTTAACGATTCTTGATGTTTACGAACGAATTAAGAACGGTTATTCCGATCTAAATAAAAAGATTGAACGACTTCGCGCAATGGATGAAAATTCCGAAGAACATCGAGCGTTAAAAAATTCACTTTTGGCCATTATGTTCAACGGAACATTCAACGAAAGAAACGACAACGGCCTTGTTGAACATTCAGGACTTTGTGTTTTGGACTTCGACGATTATCCGGATGCCGTGACAATGAACGAAGAACGGCAAAGATTGATTAATTGTCCGTTTGTTTATTTGGTTTTCACTTCGCCAGGTGGAAAAGGATTGAAGGTCGTTATTAAGATTCCGAAATCAACCAAGGACGAACACAAAAGAAGATTCCAATCGTTTGAAAAGTACATACAAAGTGACTATTTCGACAAGACATCTTGTAATGTTTCGCGAGTATGTTTTGAATCATTTGATCCGGCAGCTTACATCAATGAATTTTGTCAAGAATTTACTGACATCGAACAAGAAAAAGGATTCGACTTTACGGAAAAAGCGCCGACATGTATCTTGACCGACGAAGACAAGATAATTGACCGGATAATGAAATTCGATTTCGGTTGTTCATTTATCGAAGGCAGCCGAAACGCTTATATTTTTAAGGTGGCGGCTTGTTTTTGCGAATACAATATTTCGAAAGATACGGCCGAATATTATTTGAAGGCCAATTTTATATCCGAATCGTTTACTTTGTCCGAATTAATCTTGACAATTAAAAGCGCTTACAAAAAAGCTTCGCCAGGAATCAAGTATTTTGAAAATGTTGATTTGGTTCAAAAGGTAAAATTAAAATTGAAACAAGGCGTAAATTTGCGCGACATTAAAAAGCAATTAAATGTTGACGAAGATGTCATCGACGATATTAAAACAGATCTTTCAACTTCCGAAGATATCTTTTGGATAATTGAACAAAAAAAGACCGGTGAATCGATTACAATTGAACCGTTGAAATATGCTGAATTTTTGGTCAAGAATGGATTTAACAAATATTATCCGGAAAATGCTGAAAAACCGACATTTGTCCGAGTTCAAGAAAACAAAGTTCGTCTTTCATCGGCCGATCAAATAAAAGACTTTGTTCTTCAATTCTTGATGTCGCGCGGTGAAATAAAAGTTTGGAACTATTGTTCAAAATCAGTTTATCTATTTAACGAGAATCATTTAAACATGATTGATTCAATTGGATTGAAGATGCTGCAAGACACGAAAGATATTTCATTGATTCCTTTTCGAAATGGCGTCGCAAAGGTGACAAAGAATTCCGTCGTTCTTCAATCTTATATTGATGTCGAAGGATATATTTGGGAAAATCAAATTTTGAACCGCGACTTTATTCCAGTTAATGAATTCAAGAATGACTTCCAAGATTTGATTTCAAAGGTATCGGCCGAAAATCCGGAACGAATAACGGCGCTTGAATCAACGCTTGGATATTTATTGCACACGTTTAAGGACAAGACCGATCAAAAGGCAATCATTTTCAATGACCAAGAAATCGATGACAACGCAAACGGCGGTTCGGGAAAGTCTTTGATGTTGACGGCCTTGTCTTATATTCGAAAAATTGTAAAGATTGACGGCAAAGCTTTCAATTCAAAAGGTGACTTCGTTTATCAACGCGTAAATTTAGACACGCAAGTCCTGGCGTTCGACGACGTTAAAAAGAATTTTGATTTCGAACAATTGTTTTCTTTGATATCGGAAGGAATAACCGTCAACCGAAAAAACAAAGATGAAATATTTATTCCATTTGAAAGGTCGCCGAAGATAATTATTACAACGAATTATGTTATTGCCGGCGCTGGATCAAGTCACGATCGAAGACGGCATGAATTGGAATTCTTTCAATACTTTAATGCGAAGAAATCGCCGCTTGAATTATACGGACGTTTGTTGTTTGATTCTTGGTCGGTTGAAGATTGGTCAAGGTTCGACAATTACATGATCCGGAATCTTCAAATGTTCTTGAAGTATGGATTGAAACAATCGATATCAATTAACGCCGATTCGAAACGATTTATTCAAGCGACAAGTAAAGACTTCTTTGACTTCGTGAACGACGGCCACATTGAATCCAATATTCGCCATTACAACAACGCGTCAATCCAATTGTTCCAACAAGAAACGAACGGTTGGAAAGAACTTGAATCGCGTCGTTATTTGAAATGGATTTCGGAGTATGCGAAATTTAAAAAATTAGATTTAAGAAAAGAACGTGATCATGGCGGCCGATACTTTGAATTGATTGATGACGATTCGGTCACAAATGAAGGCGATATTTGGGACGAAATTAATAAACAAGTAAAATGAAAATAACAAACGAAGACAACATGGAATTAATGTCACGATATCCGGACAACTATTTTGATTTGGCTATTGTCGATCCGCCTTATGGTTTAGATAAAAAATTAAGTTCAGGAGGAGGGAAAATGAAAAATTCGCCATTTAAAAAACTTTATAAAGAATCTAAACAATGGGATGTTGAAATTCCAGAAAAAAAATATTTTGATGAATTATTTAGAGTATCTAAAAATCAAATTATTTGGGGTGGTAATTATTTTTTAGACTATTTAGGAAATACACGAGGTATTATTTGTTGGGATAAAAAACAGTTTATGCCAACTTTTAGTAGGATAGAGTTTGCTTGGACTTCATTTGACGCAGTAGCAAGACTATTTGAGGGTAGAAGTACAGATTTAAATAGATTTCACCCAACTCAAAAACCCGTTGCACTTTACAAATGGCTTTTAGACAAGTACGCAAAGGAAGGCGATAAAATTTTAGATACCCATTTGGGTTCGGGTTCAATCGCTATTGCTTGTCATGATTTCAAATTTGACTTGACCGCTTGCGAACTTGACAAAGAATATTTTGATAAAGCAATGGAAAGAATAAATAATCACAAATCACAATTAAAATTATTCTAATGAACAAAGAATCCAAAACAAGATTGAAAGCGGTTGAATTCAAATATCTTTCATATCGCTATCCAACGGCACCCGGTCACACGATACCTTTGACCGCTTATTCCGACAAGACCGCAAACGGATTGACGAAATGTATATGCGACTTTTTAAATTTTTCCGATTATCAAGCGGAACGAATTAATACAATGGGCGTGTTTCGAAGATCAAGACGAACCGACGGAACAATGACCGAAGGACAATGGACGAAAGGAACTGGAACACCAGGAAGCGCCGATATTTCGGCGACGATTTATGGACGTTCGGTCAAGATTGAAGTCAAGATTGGAAAGGATCGCCAGTCCGAAGCCCAAAAGAACTATCAATCAATGATTGAACGATCCGGCGGAACGTATATAATCGCCAAGGATTTTGATTCATTCCTGGAATGGTTCGACAAATTTTGCGCAAAGTATGAAAATTAAGTAATAATCACCACAATTAATTAAAATTATGAAAGCAACAATCGAATACAATTTACCGGACGATCAATTCGAATTTGACAACGCCGTCAAATCAAATAAAATGTGGCACGCCTTGACCGAAATCAAAGATGAACTTCGAGCGATTTGGAAATACGAAGAACTGAAAGAAAATCAATTCGAAATGGTTGAAAGGATTCGCGAAAAGTTTTTTGAAATTTTACAAGAAAATGAAATAAATCTTGACTAATGAAAATAACAAACGAAGACAACATGGAATTGATGTCACGCTATCCGGACAAGTATTTTGACCTGGCAATTGTCGATCCGCCTTATGGGATTGGAATTGATGGTCAAAAGAAAAGTATTAATAAAAACCCTAAACATAATAGAAAAGAACACGTAAAAAAAAATTGGGATAATGCAATACCTAATGAAAAATATTTTAATGAATTAAAAAGAGTATCTAAAAATCAAATTATATGGGGTGGTAATTATTTCACAAAATATTTAAAGCCAACAAAAGCTTGGATATTTTGGTATAAAGGTCAAAGAGATTTAACAATGTCTGATGGCGAATTGGCTTGGACTTCTTTTAATACTGTTACAAGACAATTTGAATTAAATAGAGCGTCTTTAATTGCACAAAATACTTTTCATCCTACTGAAAAACCAGTCAAGCTTTATAAATGGATTCTTGACAAGTACGCAAAAGAAGGTGACAAGATTCTTGACACTCACCTTGGTTCGGGTTCAATAGCGATAGCGTGTCATGATTTTAAATTTGACTTGACCGCTTGCGAACTTGACAAAGAATATTTTGACAAAGCAATGGAAAGAATAAATAATCACATGGCACAATTAAAATTATTTTAATAAAAAAATTGTATTAATGAAATAATTGACTATCTTTGATAAAATTAAACTAAACAAATAATTATGGATGCAAAACAAACGGCGGTGAAAACACCGGCCAAACCAATCAAACCGATTGGAATTTATGCGCGATTACATTGCGCGAAACAATCAATTGGAAAGGTAGCGAAGAACGCGACGAATCCACATTTTAAAAAGAATTATTCCGACATCAATGCTTTGCTTGAAACGGTTGAACCAGTTCTTTGGGAAAATGGCCTTGTCTTATTACAACCAATCAAGGACGATGTTGTCATGACTCAAATCGTTGACATCGAAACCGGTGAAATGGTTGAATCCTGGATGCGACTTCCGATGATTACTGATCCGCAAAAGATACTTTCGGCGATTACTTATTTTCGTCGTGGAACGCTTCAATCAATGCTTGCCTTGCAATCTATTGACGACGACGGACAAACGGCAGCAGCAGCGCCAAAAAACAAACCGGCGATCACGACGGAACGTTTTGACAAAGCAATGGTTGCCATTTCGAAAAAAGAATTTACCGTTGAACAATTGAAGTCAACTTATTCCTTGACGGACTTACAACTTAAAGCGATTCAATTATGAAATGGCATCCTTCGTCATTGGGAAAACTAATGACAACGCCGAAATCAAAAGGCGAGAATTTAAGTCAAGGCGCAAAGACATACATTCGCCAGGTTGCGAAACAAGATTTTTTCGGTTATCGGGTTGAACTTGACAACAAGTATATTAACAAGGGAAAAGATCAAGAACAAGATTCAATCGACTTGTTGAATTCCGTTCGGTTCACTAACTATCACAAGAACATTATTCGACTACAAGATGAATATTTGACCGGTGAATGTGATATCTTGGCCGAAGACCGCGTGATTGATGTCAAAACATCTTGGAATCTTGAAACGTGGCCGGCAACGGTAGGCGAAGCGCATGACAACGAATATGAATGGCAAGGTCGCGCGTACTTGATGCTTTACGAACGTGAAATCTTTGAACTTGTTTTTTGCTTGGTCACAACGAAAGATGAATTCTTGTCGCAATGGGAACAAATCGATTTGCATCGCGTTGATCACATCGCACCGGAAAAGCGAATCACTTCGCTAATTTACGAACGTGACTTTGACAAAGAAATCTTGATTCGGGAAAAACTAATATTCGCTAATGAATATTATTCACAATATATTAATCAATTAAATTCTAAATAATATGCTTACAACAATCTATGTAATTTTAATGATTCCGGCAATGGTTGTCGGTTGGCTTGCGCTCGGCTTTGGGTTGCTCGAATATTTTAACAGAAAAAAATGAATTACACTATCGAAGGAAAAGTTGTGGTTGTCACCGAAACAACACAAATCACCGAAAAATTCGCAAAGCGCGAAATCGTAATCGAAACGGATGACAAATATCCACAACAAGTCATGTTGGAATTTAGTCAAGACAAATGTCAATTGCTTGATGAATGTAAGCTTGGCGACTTGGTTCAAATCGGATTCAATATCCGCGGCCGGGAATGGAATGGAAAATATTTCACGCGCCTGGAAGGTTGGAATATAAAAATAGACAAATCAAATCAAATTGAACCGCTGCATGAAATCAATGACGATTTACCTTTCTAATGGTGAAACCTTGGTCGACTTCATGTTGAAAATGACCAAGGACAAAATTACCAAGCGTTATAAGATGAAACATTTGGCCGAAGACATTGGCGTTTCGTATGCAATGCTTCACCGGTTTCTAAATAATAAACCAGTCGGACAAATATTTTTTGTTAAATGGTTCGATTTTTTTATAAATTAGCGAAATGTTTTGGGAAAAGGACGCTTATTTAATTGCAAAGAAGTTGACTAATAATCACGAATTGCATCGCGACCTTGTTTCTTTTGTGTTTATCTTATTGCAAAAATATGAACTTGAAGCGAATGTCTTACCAAAGATGTTCGCTCGGTTCGCTTGGAATCAATGGAATTGGAAAGAATCGGCATTCAATAAAGAAATGCGCTTTCCTTCAAATGAACTTGGCGAAATGATCCAGGATGAATCCGAAGACCTTCCGAACAAATATCAAAACTTAATTAACACCTTTTTATCAACCAGGCCAAAAGACGATCAAGAATTGTTTATAAAAGAAGTTACGAAAATGCACCTTTACGGAATGACATATCGTGAAATCCGCGACAATACCGGAATTTGTCTTGACACTATTCACAAAACAATTAAAAAATTCAAATATGATCTTTATAATTATAGCGGTGGCGATTGCGAGAGCATTGACGTCGTTTCAACTTCCGAACATTAAACCGTTCAATTGTTTGTCTTGTCTTTCGTTTTGGACGGCGGTGGCAATTTATTCATTCGTCGATTATCGAATGATTCCAATGGCGTTCGTTTCTTATTTATTGTCAGACTTAATTTTGATTTATGAAAGCAAGTAATGAACTACTTTACCAGGCCAATCAATATTCAAGGACGCGTTCATTTAGCTTGAACATGCAATTGAAGAATGAATTGGCGAAAATTTATCATGATCTTGGTCATGGCGTATTGAATAAGAATTGCGGAACTTGCGTTCGGATTGCAATGGATCGCTTGAATCATCAATTGTTGCGCGGTGACCTTCCGGCGCTTTGTCAAAACATTGACGCCAAACCAAAGGATGTCAAATCGCCTTTGCATTTTGTCGGAATTAAAATGGAAGTCTTCAATCCGGAAAAAATGAAATATCAACAATTACGAAAGTTCGTAAAAAACAAAGGACTTAAAACGGAAAAGAATCCGACATTTGAACAATTGATTGAACTATTAAAAAATGAAGCTTAATATAAACTTGCTTACAATTTATCTTTCAATTATAATTTTTTGCTTAATATCCTGGTGGATGTTTTTTAAATTTATTTTTTATCTATGCGCGTTCTAAATTTATCAAACATGGACTTCGCCAACATGGCGCACGAAAACGCGAATTCCTTGCGATCGGTCGGAGTTGATTGCGTGGATTGGAGTTTTCATCGTCACGTCTTTAATTATCAATCGCAATCGGAACAAAAGAAAATGTCCGATGTATTGAAACAATATAACAATTTCGATGTCATTCAAATCTTTCATTCGGATTCAAATATCTTTCAAGCGGTCGCCAGTCATCCGAACAAGATAATATATCACACCGGAACAAGATACCGGAACAATAAACAACGTTACGATTCTATTTTCAAAGGACAACGAATTTTCACCGATCAATGTGAATTCTTATTGCACAACAAAGATTTCACGTACATTGCGCCGCATTTCACTTATGTTCAACCGCCGAAGATTAAACACAAAAGAAAATTGATTGTCGGTCACTTTCCTTCGAATCCAATCGTCAAAGGAACGGACAAGATTTATAAAATGATTCAACCTTTCAAGGAAAAATTTGATTTCGTTATTAGCGAATCAAGAATGTCGCATCAAGATAATTTGAATCGAATTGCAAATTGTGACATTTACATCGAATTATTTTCGCCACTTATGAATGGCAATCCTTACGGTTGTTTTGGAGTGACGGCATTCGAAGCGACTGCGCTTGGTTGCCTGGTTGTCACGAACAATGTCAATCAACAAGCTTACGAAGATAGTTACGGACAACACAATTTCGTTATTGCAAACGATGAAATAAAATTTCACAATATTTTTAACGTTCTTGAAATCGATAACTTTGAAATGATTCGCGAAAATTTTCACAATGGATTCATCGACAAACACAACATCAATGCTGCCGGAACAAGACTAAAAAATTTACTATTATGAATTATCCTTTGGTTTCAATTAT